GATTCTTTTTTTCTATGTAAAAGAATAGTATTGTCTAATATTTTACTAGACATATTAAATGAATCAACATTATATGTACAAACATATTCATTTGTGGATTCTACAAATAATACAAAGATCTTATTAAATAAAATCTGATATTGATCCTTGATAGTATCTACAGTTGATTCTAAGCTTTCCCTAGTGGTAAATGTGCAAAATAGTTTATTTGCCAAATCGTCAAAATTAATTTCGTAATCCATAATAAATATTATATATATTTTAAAGAATTGTAATTATTACCATATGCAACTTTTACAACGTATTTGTTATTTTCTAATAATTTTTTCACCTCTTTTAAAACCTCTTTACCATCCGTTGAAGAATAATCAATTAAGAATGAATCATAAGTGTACAATATAACTTTACTTTGTTTATTCTCCAAATAATCTATGACTTTTTTTACAGAAATAACATTATTATGTGTTTCTGCTGATTGGATTATATAATTTAAGATTTTATTAGGTGTGGGGTTTTGTATTTGTTCTTTACTTAATATTTTACCTCCTACTAATTCTAATTTCTCCGTAGCATTAAATAATTCCCATAATTTTTCAACATATTCATTCATTGCTTTAAAGAAAGGTAATTCTCTATATTCTTTAAATACACCTCCATATAATTGTTTAAATGTTAATTCTTTAGATTTAGCGTATTCTTCATCAGTTAATTCAGTTTTATTAAAATACATTTTACCTAATTGATTGTGTACAGATTCTCTATCTAATGAAAACCCTATTAAATTAGCTAATATTCTAACATGATAGGCATCGTAATCAAATTCAAAAAACATATCATTTTTAGGAATAAATGCAGTTCTTGAACCATCATTTTTATTTAAAGCAGCAAAGTTAACGCCGTTAAAAGAATTAGTTGGACGAGTAGTAAGGTTATAGAGGTTATATTTAGTATACACTGTTTCTCCGTGAATAAACCATTCTTTTTCATGATATTTAAAATGTTTATTAAAATAATCACGATGAATTCCTAATCCCTGTTCTTCTATTGATTTAAATACTTCCGGGAAAGTATTATTGTAAAAATCATTTATTTCTGTGGGGATTTTTTCTTTAATCTCTTCAAAACTTTTTTCCTCTTGTTCATAAATTTTTGAGATTGGTACCAAGGAAGTACAGAATGGTAAATGTCCATGCCTATCATAAGTACGGGACCAAATAAGAGTATAATCCAAGTTGTTATTGTCATAGGGTATATCTATTAATTTAGGTGAATCAAAATAATATAAACATTCTTTTTTGTTTATAGTATAAATTTTTTCAAAGTTACTTTCTATCCATTCTACTACTTCATTAAAGGATAATTTAAATGCTTCTGAATGATTAATCGGAAATATATATCCCTTATTATTAAATGTTTTAAAATAAATTAAACAAGGGGAAGTTAAACTAGAATGATATTCATCATTCATAGGAATAACTCTTATATAGCATTCTTTATCCGATAAATAAAGTCTATTTAGTTGTTCTTTTGTTTCAACAATATAATACATAACCTTTTATTCATAACTAATACTCGTTTCTTCTTTCCCGTTGAGGCCTAACGTTTGGGGCAAAACCTCTAGTAGGGATTCTATCTTCTCTCTCTTCTCTCTCCAAGATACGTTCATTTTCTAGTTCATCCAACCTTCTTCCTATAGGTAGTAATCTATCATGTTTTTCTAATGTGTGTTCCGCTCCAACCATAGCACCAAATTCTGGATGTAGATGATAATATCCTCTGTATGGTAACCTGGTTCTTTGATTAATAAATTCATTACCACCAGTATATAATCCTGTTTTTTGAGAGTTTTTAGCAAATTGGATTAGATTACTAAGATAATCTTTTAGACCTTTAAAAAGACGATTCCAATTATTAATTGTATTTTTATTAATTCTTCTAATATCATCTATATCCCCACTTATTTTCCAATTTATTTCTATCACTCTCCAAAGAGTATAATTATATTCACCATCTTTATTTCTTAAACTATCATAAGTTTCTTTATTAATTTCCCTTATTAATGCTAACTTTTCGTTAGCTCTTTTAGTAAAATATCTTCTAATACTACCTCTTTGATAATCACTAGAATTAGGGGATGGTCGAAATGACATAGGATCCTTACCATATTTTAATAAATTATTTTCTCCACCCTTAGCTTGATTATAAGCTTTACTAGTTGCACTATTAGTTAATTTAGAACCCTCTTGTTGATTGTATGGGTCGGATTTTTCTTCTTTTTCAATTAAAAAAGTATTCTTTATTAATTTTCTTATATTAGTATCAGTAGAATTAGCACCAGTAAAATAATTACCTCTATAATCTTGAAAATATTTACCCTGATAAGGTTCCCCATTACTAGCTAGTAAAAATTCATTACCAGCAGTATATAAATCAGTATTAAGTAGTCTTTTAGGAAAATAACTCATCTACATCTAGTATTTAAATAATTAATTTCTGATTGTCTTCTTGATGGAACCTGATTTGGACCTAAATTTGCTCTTCTTTTTAATTCATTTATTAATCCTTGTTTACTTCCATCCCTATATGCAATTACTATACTATTCCAAAGTGTTCCATAATTATATGTTATATCTATAAATACTGATTTTACACAATCTGGTAGCCCAGCATAAAATACTCCATTATTTTTACAGGCTTGTATTACTTTAGGTCTAAATTCTTGTGTAATTCTTCTATTTAAATCAGCGGAAGCCATTGAGGTTGTAATAGTATCTCCTTTTTGTACTCTTCTAACTGTTCCATCAGGTGAGGTTATAGTATCACTACCAAATCCTATTCTATAAGTAAATCCAGATTTAACAGTATAATCTTTATCTTTATAGGCAGTTAATAAGGGTCTACCACCTGGTACTTCATTACTTGAGATTAATTCTGTAGCACCAATTACATCATTACCTGTAGAACTAAATGTTGGTGCACCTCTAGTAGAACTATCATCTAAAGGAATTACTCCCTGGTTATTATTTTGGGATCCATCACCAGGAGGATTAATATTATTATTTTCTTGTTCATCCCCAGATGTAGGTGAAGCTTTTCCCTCAGCTTTAGGGCTTGATGTACTAAATCCATCCGCTTGGATTGGATATGCTGCATTTATAAGGTCTTTTGCCCCTTCTGTAGGAATATTAAGCACTTTTGGATTTAATTCATCCTCAGAGATAACTGGATTATCTTCTGGGGCACTATTTTCCCCAACTAATATGGTTTGTCCAGTTAATTCTGTCATCCATTTATTATTTTCAAACATATGATTAATAGAATAAACTATAAATGCAATTTTTCCTCTATATCTAATAGGTAATCTATTGTCAGGAATCTTAAAAGCATTATAGGGTCTTATACCGGCTATCCCATCTATTTTTAATGTTGGGGATAAGGGCATAAGTATAGTAGCATTTAAGTTTTTATCCACGTTTTTACTTATTTGTTGTCTATCTCTATAGGGTTTAGTAAGATTAAAAGCGGTATCTGTCGTTTCCGAATGAAACTTACCTGCATAAATACTCATTATATGATCAAATAATTTTTGATATTTACCATTATAAGTTATATCATTAGTTTTATCATTTGTTGTATCTTCAACAGAAGGAACTGTTTTTCCTATAAATCTATCTACTACTCCTCCATTTAATTTATTGTATGATAATACATCATCAGGAAAGTTTTTTAATCCATCACTATCTATTGCTTGAGCAGCCACTATTACTTGTTTGGCTAGATTGGGAGTGATTTGAGAAGAATAGCTATACTCGTATGCTACTGAATTTTTTCCAAATGTAGGTATTTCTAAAAGTTTATCTTGTGTAATTTTTTCAATTTTATTTTCGTCTACTACTCTTAACACATGGTTTTTTTCATCTACACTTATTCTTAAATTATTTACACCTCCCAAACCTATACTTACCTTATTTAAAACATTATCTAAAAATTCAATTAAATTTATTTTTCGGTCATCTTTTTGAACTGATAGATCCTTAGCAACTCTTAAAACCATATCTAAATTTACTAAAATATTAAATAATTTAATATTACCGTTATCATCTAAGTAATCTATATTTTCTAAAAGAGGATTAACTATATTTATTTCCTTGTTAGTGAGTACATTTTTTTCTTTATTAGAGAGTGCCGTAAATGCTAAACCAGCACTAGCTGCAACGGCTCCTAGCCCCATACTAGATGCAGCTGCCGCGGCTACTGCCACAACTGACTTTTTTATAGAATTTTGAATTTTTTCTTTATTTACATTTAATGAACCAAAAAATTTAATAAAATCTAATTTATCAGATAAAAGGGGAATCAAACATATAAAAGGATCAATAGTAGCTATTACAGTACCCCTTTTTATAACAGTATTATCTGGGTGAAAGTCTATTTTTAAAGGTATTCCTTTTGAATTTCCTTTTGTATAAGCATCTGCACTAAAAATTTGTGCTAAATAAAATAAATGACCTAGAGTTATATAACTTAGTTTTGCAGGTGACTTAAATTCAGTCCATGGATAAAAAAATCTAATAGAATATCCATCAAAAAAATGAGTTATTTCCTCTAATGGTTTTAACCCTTCATCTTCGGGCGTAGCTAACCCATTTACTATTTGTGTTGCATTTCCATATTTTATATTAGGATCAGTAACGACATAATCATTAGGGCTAAAACTAATAGGATCTATAGTTGTCATACCAGATATTGAACTTAAAGTTTGCCACCATTGTTCTCTTTCTCCACCATTTAAACCTATAGGTCCTACTACTATATCTTTATTTACAGAATCTAGATCCGCATAAGAAAGTCTTTGATTTGGTACTATACTAGAGCCTTTTTTATTTTTATTAGTTGTAGAATCTAATAACAGTGTACTCATTTTAAACAAAGCATGTTCAAAATCTGATTTAAATCCTTCTGCGGGAGCAGATACAGCCTCTTCAGAACCTAAAAATTTACCAGTATTATTATTAAGAATTAGGGATTCAGCTAAATGACCAGGACCTAAAATTGTAGATGAGCAGGAATATGTACCATCTGGGTTTGCTGTGTAATTAAAATTGGTTACATATCCTATTATTGCTCCGTAGTTACCTTTAGAATCTTCTTCCTTTTTTGTAATTTTTTTAAATAATTGATCTATACCTTTAGGGCTTTGTTCAATATCAAAAAAATTAATAGTATCTACTTTATTAATTAAATTACTACTATTGTCATAATAAGGCAAATGTCCATATTCAATAAACACTTGAATTCCTAAACTCATATAAAGTTGGGATAGAGTATTTAATTGATCTAAATTATAGCAAGTAAATTGAACTTCTGCTTCTTGAAGTGTTTGCCATTTTCCTTTTGTACCTATACTTAAACCTGTAATACCAGGCATAGGTCTTAAACCTAAATCATCATCATTACCTTTAGTATATCTTTCAATAAAATCTTTTTTTAAAGCAATAGTGTTGTCATTATTTTTAGATACAACACCACCCTGTAAAATATTATTTCTAGCTAATTCATCACTATCTTCAACAACCGCTGCTGAAGTCATCCTATACCAACCTGTTCTATTATTAAGATATGATAATTCTTCACCAGATCTAGTTTCAGAAGAAATTATACCCCTTCTAACTTCTATTTGGTCTTTTACGAATTTAGGAAAGGAAGTTCCTATTACATTATTATATTCTGGCATATTTAATATCCTCCTCCACCACCACCTGTTACAGTACCACCACTACTTGTAGTTGTTCCTCCACCATTTGTAGTAGCACCATTAGTATTAGTTGGAGATTCGTTATTAGTTATAAAATCACTGTTTTCTTCGTTAAATTTACTAATGGCATTAGTAGCATTACCAGGTATTCTAAGTTGAAAACCTCTTGGTGGGAAAAATGAATCCCCAGGTAAATCATTAGCCATTGCTATAACCCACCATAAAGTTGGATCACCATAAAAATCATTAGCAATTAAATCCATTCTATCTTCTTCTCTAGTTATAATATAATAATCATTATTACTAGGTTCAAGTGTAGGGTAAATAGAAGGTAAATAACCTACTTTACCGCTTGATGTTTTTTGAGATTTTATATTTTGATATCTTTTCATTATGAGCCTCTATTTCTTCTTCTTTCTTCCCTTCTATTTTCTCTTGCTTCTCTTCTTTCCTCCCTTATTGTTTGTCTTACAGCACTTCTTTTTATATCAACTCCTTGATTTTTTAAATCTTTATAAGTTTGTCTAAGGAATTTTTTATATCCTGGATCTCCAAATTTAGGTTCTCGTGGACTTATTTGTGGTACATCTGCTGTAGGGACAGAAGATGGTAATCTTACATATCCTTGAGTACTTGTGGGGTTGGAATTTCGAGAAATTGTGGTATCTACTGCACCTCCCAATTGTGGTCTAAAATAATGATAATCTCTATCATCTAAAAATATTTGAGATTGAATTAACTCTCTATTATCTATAGTATAACCAGATCTAGGTAAATCTTTTAAAATAGGTGTCCATGATACTGCAATGTCTAGGATATGGGGTGTTTGTAGCATTGTTCTATCATTTAAAGCTACTTCCCAAGGATAATCATCATTAACTGTAACGTTTAAACTTTGTAATATTCCAGGAGTTCTATTAAATAAATCTCCTACTGTTAATCTTGTTAAATTACCTCTCATAAATCCAGTATCATTATCATAATCAGGGTAAACGGTAGATAATAAATAATTTACTTTTCTATATAATACTGCCATTTCGGATTTAGTTTGAGCAGCTACTTTAAAATTAAAACTAACATCTCTATCAAATCCTTGATATGTGTAAAAATTTTCTCCTCTACCGGCATATCTTGTAGCATTCCATTCTGGTGTGAAATTATCAGAATATCCAGTTAATAGCGCTCTAAAGTGAGTATTAATGTTTCGATTAGGATTTGTATTATCTATTGTGTGAAATGCAAATTTAATTAAATCACTTTTATCTTCATTAAATTTTATTTGATCATTATCATCTATATAATTATCAACTAGATTTAATTTATCTTGGGCTATAACATTTACTCTATCTAACTCATCCCTATTATTTATTCTAGCACCCGGGCTACCAATATTAATTCTAGTAACCATACTATCATTTTTATAGTCACTACTTAAAATTGATTCATTAATAACACCATTTCTAAAATCTGTAAAATTAACAGTATCTGTTAATTCTCCATTATTAGCTCCTTTTAATAATGCATCATAACCCATTGTATAAGAAAAGTTTTGTCTTTCGTTAAATCCTCTTATAGAAGCTGGTATTTCAACTGCTCTTATATAATCGGAAGAGTTTTGTTGATCTAAATTAGGTAAATTAATTCCTTGTATATTATTATTTAGCCCAGGAATTTTAAACTTATCGGATATAATAAACCTATTATAATCTAAAGTGTTTTTACCTAAATCAGTACCTTGTACTGTTTGTCCTTTAATGTTTACAGAAGTAGAACCTACAAAAAATGGTGCCTCACCAGTATTAATTGGGGAACCTAAAAAATCTGTTGATTTTCTTATATCAGTAAATCCAACACCATATAAAGAATCAGGACCTCCGGGTGTGACAGATAAGGTTCTTGTATCCTGTTTAGGGGTTAGACCTAATCTTACAATAGTTTCATTACCTTCATTAAACCCAGGTTCTGGGCCTCCCGGTCTTACTTTTAAATTATATAAAGAAACTAATCTATTTTCTAATTTATCCTTGTGGGGAACTATATAACTATATGTTCTAAAAGGATTTGCTAAATCATCTATGTTTCCACCTGCATTAGGTATATGGAACCCAGTTCCAGTACTGGCAATTTGTTCCATTAAATTAGTACTACCTAAACCAAATCTACCTTCTCTGATAGGATACAGTCTAGTATTTTCTGTTCCTCCCGTTAATGCAGTTTCAAGTATTGGGTTTGATCTAAGTAAGAATTTTTGTTTATCAGTAAATGCTCTACCTTGGGGATAATATAATAAAAACCTATCAATTCTAGCAAAATCTTCTCTAGAGGCAAGTTCTTCGTAGGATCCTCCCCTTATAGGAAAATCTAAACTTAAAGCTTGGGTGGATATGTCAAAATATTCACCTGCAGGTCTATCTTCTGCTCCTGGTATTGGAAATCTTTTTATAAATGGTTGACCTGAATTACCAGGGCCACCTTCCATACCAGATATATCTTTACCAAATTGGTTTTTAGTAAATTGAGTACCTACTACTCCACTTTTTTCATTAAAGATTTTCTTATACCTAGTTTCTAAATCTATTCTAGGTGCTATTGCCATTACTAATTATTTTATCTAAAATTAGGAGATGTATCAGCAGAAGTTTCTAAAGAATTAATAATTCCGGATGCGTCTCTTAAAGCTGATAAATTTTGTATATCACCACTATGTGCCGTATAAGCATATCCATCATTAGGTGTATAAGGGTGTTTAAAACCACCTGGTCCTGGATCAACTATTACTTTACCTTGGTTTAATGATAAATCAGAAGGTCTTTCCCCTACTGAAAAATATCTATCACTGTATAAGTCAACTGTAGGTGTTCCGTCAGTAGAATATCCTGGTAATTCAGGAGTTTCATAGTGTAATTGTGAATTTTTTAATGATGCCTGATCATTTCTTTCATAGGGACGGTAACCATCAGTAGGTGCTCCTGGCACTTTACCTTGTTTAAAGCGAATTTGTCTTCCTCCAAGAGGTGGATTGTTGTTATAAATTTCTAATAAGCTCATAATATGTTATTTGGTTATAAATATTTTAAATTGAATACTGTCGTTGATTAATTACATTAGGTACTTGTAATCTAGATGATACCCTACCTCCATCTAAATTAATATTTGCTTGTGATGCTCCATCTCTTACTGCTGATGCTATAGCTTTGATATCACCCCTAGATAATCCCCTATTTCTTTCAAATCTATCTAAAGGTATAACTGCCTCAGGGCCTGCTTCACCTATTAATGCGCGAGTAGGTCCAGTTACTATACCTCCCTGAGCTAATTCAACATCAGTAGATCTTTTTACTAAACCAGCTATAGCTAATGTACCACCCGTTAATATAGCGGCTGCTGCTAAAGGGTTTGTAAATAAAGCTGTAATCCCGGTGGCTATAGCAGTTGCTATTGCTTTTGCATTTATGATACCCATAGTAATAGCAACTCCTGCTAATAATGGTGATAAAAGCTTAAACCCATCAACCATAAGATTAGTAAATTTAAGAGCTCCAGCAAATCCTCTTACAAGAGGTTCTATTAGTATGGCGAATTGTTGAGTTATAGTTTGGAATGATTTTGCTATACTTTCTCTTGAAGTTATAGCTATTTTTTCATCTAATTGTCTTCTTTTTCTTTGTTTGTCAGTTAAATCTCCTAATTCTTTTTGTAATAATATTGATTGAGATAATTCTTCTACACCAAGACCTAATGCATCAGCAATAGCTTGTTGTTGAACAACATTCATTTCACCAAAATTATTAAATAATTCTTGGTTTTTTGCTAATTCAGCAGTTACACCTGCAAGATCTCCTTGTAATGCAAATAATCTAGCTCTACCTAACTCTAATTGTTGACCTGTAAGTAATTCCGCTTCAAATTCCGCTGCTATTGAGGATTCTATATCTAAAATATTTTTAGATAAAGATTCAATATTTGCTAAATTTAATCCTAATAACCTAGCATCATTAGCCGTTTTAGCCATTGCTACGGCATTAGACTGAAATAAAACTTTAGTTTGAGCTGAACTTTTTACTATATCTTGAAATACTGCTCTTGTAGAAATAGAAGGATCTAATACATCATTAGCAGCATTAGCTACATCCATTAAATCAGCATTAAGATTTTGAGAAAGAAGTAATAAAGTATTTGCTTCTTCCGCTGATAATCCCAATCCCTGAACTAAATCCGTGGCGGCTGCTATATTTTCCCCACTTATTGTTTCTTGAATATTAAAACCAAATTGTTCTGCTGCTGAAGTGGCTTGCTCTATTACTTCGGCTAAAGTTGAGGCTTCTAATCTAGCATTTCTTATATTCTTTACACCCTCACCAGTGATTCTTTGGAACTTTACTTGTTCTTGGTTCAACTTACCAACTGAAGCAGTTATTCCAACAATTAATCCTTGTATTAAGTTCGTTCTAGTTAAAGTTTGAGTTAAACCTTTATTAATTTGGAAACCTATATCTCTTTCTTTTACCTTACTTGCTAAGGTTTTTTTCATTGTACCTAATTCCTCTGTAGTTATATCAGATCCTGGTTTTTGTGCTTGAGAAATTTGACTTTCTAATTGAATTATTTCTTGACTTGTTTGATTAATATTATCATTAATCTTAGCAAAAGGATTATCTATACCTAGATTAGTAAGTGTTTTTCCAGCTCCAGCTAATAAAGTAGCAAATAAATTAGTTTTTGAATTTAGAGTATTAAAATTTTTCTCTATTGCTGTAATACTCTCCTCTTCCGCATTTAATGTTTTTAGTTTTTCTTGTGCAGCTTCCTTTAATTCATTTGATAGCCCAACCTCCTCTTTAATAGCCTTATTTAAAGTTGTTCGAATTTTGGATCTTTCCTTTATAATTTTTAATCTAGCATTATCAAAATCTCTTTGTTTAGCTAGTCCGGCCTCTAATTTTTGTTCTATACTTAGTAAAGCCCCACTGCTATCAGCTATAGCTTTAACATTCCTTTTAAATCTTTCTAAAAATTGTTTGGAACTATCATCAGAGGATTCAATTGCTTTTTTTATTTTATTTAAAATAGCATCTGCAATACTTTCGGATACTCTATCAAATTCTTCTCCTAAAGATTCAATTTTATCTTTAAAAAGATCTAATTGATTGGGATCATTATTTGGTTTTTTTCTAGCCATATTATAATTGTGTATATAAATATAAAAAATGCCTACTTTTTAGTAGGCATTGAGGTATTATAAGACTTAGATGTATTAATTCCAGGCCTTAAAATATCTTTAGAAGATTTATTTTGTAGTTTATTTTGAGATTTATCTATAGCTTCTTTTTCTTTAGTATAATGGTCTTGTAATTTTTTAAAAGTAAAATTTCTTAACCATATAGGCATATTGTAAACTGTATGCCAATCATAACCACCATTACCATGAAACACTATATCATGAATTTGAGAAAATATAGATTGCCTATATTCCTGCGTCAGGCCAAAAAAAGTTAAGATTTATGGGAATAGTGACCTCCTCTCCTTCGTTCCCTACGTGTTTTAATTCTACATCAGGTGATACTCTAGCAATATCATCTCTAAGTGCTCTTGCATCTTTAGCAAGTAAATAATTATCTACAAATTCCCTAATATCTTTTTTCTCAGTATTACCATCTATAGAAGTTATTATATATTTAAATCTAGTAGATGAAAGTGGATTACTATCAGGATTGATTTTTTTTAATCCTTCTATTTCTGTATTAATATTTTTTTCATCTTTATGGGTAAGTAATTTATACTTAATAAGATTTTTTGAAGTAGGTAATGTAAATTCAAATTCATTTAATCCTTCTTCTTTTATATTTTTAGGATCTAAATATTTATCTTTTAAAGTAGTTAAATCTACCTCATATTCTACTGTTAAACCTGTTGATGGGTTTATAGCTTTAAATTTATAATCTTTACCATAACCTAATACTCTTGATGCAACCATTAGAGCATTTTTATCTCCTATTAATAATTCATTATAATTAATTTTAGATACTATTAATGATTCTATTAATTTATCAAATACTATACCTTGAGAAATATAATTTTGATTAGTTAATATATCTTCTTCTTTAGCCGTCATATATTTCATCTCTATTTTACCAGATGATAATGGGCTATCTTTAGGATATAATAATCCTTTAGAAGGTAATTCAACTATTTCTGTTGGGAATTTAAATTTTTGTTTTGTAACTTTCTCTTCCATGTTTTAATAACTTATTATTTGTGGATATAAATATATAAGAAAAAAAAAGGTGTTCCGAAGAACACCTTAAGGTATGGAGAGTTGGGTAATTAAAAGTTTAGGATACAATAATCCATAGCTATTGTGATATCTAGGCTAATTGCTGCTTCAGCACTCCAATCGTATTCTCCAAATGTTGCTGTTTTACAATATGCACCTTTTATAACCCATTGAGATACTACATCTCCTACAGGTCCTAAGATATCTAGCTGAATATCTTTTTTATAGAAATCTGAATAACCGTCTCTACCTGTTACACTTTCGTGTGCTAATCTTGCCCATTCCATTACAGCTTGAGCACCAGATGGAGTTACTGGGTCATATAATGATAAAGTCATGTCATTCCATCTTACTTTACCTTTTACTTTTCTATATACGTTTATGTGATCTAAAATTACTTCACCAGCATCAAATCCCGGAGCAGAAGCAGTTTTTACTAGATATGATGGAATACCATCAATAAACATAATAAATCTATTTTGCACCTTTGGTTCAAAGGCGGTGAACATTATTTCGTTAGGATCTTTTACTGCCATTTTTATTGTTTATTATAAATATTGTCTTTTTAAATTTCTACCCCAGTTGGTGTAACATTAAAGTCTAGAATTATAAATTCAGCCGTTCTTGTTGGTTGAACAAATATTTGTCCTACTAATTGATTTCTATCTATTACATCTGGTGTATTATTAGTATCATCCATTACAACTCTAAAAGCAAATATACCTTGTCTTTGTTGTACTGATTCTAAGTATGGGTTAACTTGGTTTAGGAATCTACCTCTTGTAGCCGCTGTATTTTGTTCAAATAACAATCCTTCACCGATTTGACCAATTACTCTTTTAATTTCAATTAATAATCTTCTAACATTTACTCTATCTAAAGCGGTTGCTTTTGTTTGTAATGTTTTCTGACCAAATATTGTTGGACCTTGTCCTGGGAATGAAGCAATTGGGTTAACTTTTCCTAGATATAATTTATCTCTATCTGCTGGTGTTAGTTTTCTTTCTGCTTGAATTGCACCTACTACACCACCTCTATTAAATCCTGCTGGAGCAAACCATTCAGCACCTAATCTATCATTAGTAGTATAAACAGCTGGTATTAATGTTGAAGCAGGTACCTGTACTAATTTATTAGTTTCAGGTGATAATGCTTGAACCCATGGCCAGTATGTAGCTGCAAAACTAGAATCTACTGTTGCCGCGGATGTAATTGCCTGATTAATAGTAGAACCATAATTTCTTGGATCTATTACTGCAATTGCATCTCCTCTTTCTGTAACAGTTGTTATAGCTGTAGTAGTTGCCACAGCACCATTTTGCATATTAACACCTGGGAGTGTTAAGATTTCAAAGTCATATTCATCTTTATTTTCTAATAAGTTTAGTGAAGCTGTATAATCAGCTGCAACTAATCCTTGAATTGAATCCGATGCTATTTCATCATTCATTTTTAATTTAACATTACCCGTTCCTTTTCCAAATGTATGACCCGCTGCACCTCCAAAAGCTCCTTCTTCTGCTGGGTTTCTAAATGATCCACTTCCTAATTGTGGTAATGATGAAGTATATTCTGATTTAAAGTTACCTTCATTATCTAAATAGTTAATAGTAGGGTTAGTTACTGATTTAACTCTTACAAATCTACTATTATTAGTATATGAACCTGTAATTTGTATGAATCTATTACCATCACTGTCTGTATCAAAGTTTCTTGTTTGATTACCAATAACAGATTCAACATAATTCGTTGAATTTGGATCTAATGATAAATTAGTCCAAGTTTCTAAAATAATTTTATTAGCTGTTGTATCGTCTCCCCTTCTAACTAATAAATTAAATGTACCACTTCCTGAATCTACATTAGCAATTTCAAATCTTAAGTTATCTGCAGATCCAGATACTAAAGAACCACTAGTAGAAACAGCACCTCTGTTATTCATCAATTCTCCTTTTGAAATTGATTCTAATACAAATGATCCCGTACTATGATCACCTGAAGCATAACCAGAACCAGTACCAAGACCACAAATTGATGCGGTTGCAGGTAAAAATGTACCTGATACTATTCTAGTAACAAGCATTGTTTCACCTCCTGCTTGGAAGTAATTAAAGGCAGAAATTGAAGTTAAGTATTCATAAGTAATACTTGCACTTTCAAATGAACCACCAAATTTATTTTTGTAGTCACTATATGAAGTTACTAAAGTTGGAATATTTACAGGACCTTTTGTAGTTGGACCTAATATAGCAGCAGCAGCAACAACTGGACCTTGTGTGATCTGTGTTTGATCGTTTTCACGTGTTAGTACGCCAGGGGATAATAAAGTTTCAGCCATTTTGTTCAGTTATTTTATCAGTGATAAATATATAAGAAATTTATAAAAACATTAGTTGCTAGGAATTACCTCACCTGTTTTTAAATCAATTTGGGAATTACCATATTTTTCTTTTAAATTATCACCCAATTCTTTTTCTTTGTTAATTAATTGTTCATATTCGAGACCTAAAATCTCCTCCTCTTTTTTAATATTTAATTTTTTTAACTCTAATTGTCCTAACCTAATAGTAATATCCTGGATATTATCTTGGAAGTTTTTTATTAGATCAAGTTCTTCTTGAGTTGCTTTATTTTCTTGTATTGCCATAACTTTAATTTTTATTTTCTAATTTTTCTATTCTCTCGTTTAAATCTTGTATGGTTTTTAATAGTAAAGCAGTCAATTTAGTATAACTAATACCTAATGCATTTCCATCTTGACCATTAGTAACTAATTCAGGGTATATTTCTTGTACTTCCTCTGCTATTAATCCAAAATCTTTTTTATTATTATCTCTCCATCTAAAATGTACAGGTCTTAATTGGTAAACAGCATTAGCCTGATTATCTATATTTTTAACAGATTTTTTATATCTTAATGCTGATGTTTCTGTTAATGATGTTACAAATGCTGAACCTGTCACTAGTAATGATCCTGAGATATCAGCAGATCCTGTATGAGGAAACCCACTTACACCTGTTAAACCTGAAGCATTACCTATAAAAGATCCACTTACTGTACCACTAACAAATAAACTACCTGTTAAAGCTGTACTACCACTAACTCTTACTGCTAAAGCTGAACTTCCAGTTACTAATAAAGATCCTGAAACTTTATGAGATCCTGAAACGCTTAATGTGCTACCATCAAATAATAAATTTGCTTCAGCATTACCATTTTCCGAATCTACAGATGTAATTACTCTATTATTAGATGAATTAGCTACTGCGTAACTAGATATACCTGTTAAACTTGATCCATCACCTTGATAAGAACCACTAAATGATCCTGAACCTGCTCTGGCTAATGTAGAGATATCAGCAAATGAAGCTGTTGCGGCAGCACTTAAGGTTGTAGCTCTTGCAGCTACAGAAGCTGAAGTAGCAGTTACTGTTGGTGCTAATGCGTTTGCTCTTAGTGCTACTGATGCTGTTTGAGCAGTTGTAGCTATTGAAGCTGAAGTAGCAAATGAAGATGAAATGGGAGAGGTATCTAATATATAAATAGGACCACCCATAGCAGCATGTGAAGTACATTGATAATATAATACTTCGGGAGCTTCCATAGATACATTGAAAATTAATGTTTCATTGTTACCTGCATCATTATTTGTTATACCATTATTATATTGAGTACCAGCTGAACCATTTGGAGTTACCTGAATTCGGAATGGGTGTCCACCAGATTTATTTGTAAATTTATATTGTTGACCTCTGACTAAATAAATATCTGGATCAGCTGTTGAAGCTGTAAAACCAGGTCCTGTAAAAGTATAATCACTTGATCCATTAGCTCCTAAAATCCATTCAGAAGTATATGTAGCAATGTTTGCAATTGAGGCTGTTCCAGCAGTATGTGATGCTGTAGTAGAACTATCTGCAAAAGAAGCAGTAGCTGTAGGAGCTAAAGCGTTTGCTCTAATAGCAACTGAAGCTGTTTGGGCTAATACTGCAGTTGATGCAGATGTAGCTGTTACTGTTGGTGCTAAATCATTTGCTCTACCAGCAACAGAAGCTGTTTGAGCTAATATCGCTGTTGAAGATGATGCAGCTGTAGCTGCTGGGCTTAAAGTATTTGCCCTAGTAGCAACTGAGGCTGATTGAATCGAACCTGAAGCTATTACACCTGTTAATAATGTACCATCTCCTTGGAATGAACCACTAAATCCTCCTACACTAGCTGATATATTACCTATAACAGTCATACTGCCTGTTTGTAATAAACTACCTGTAATTTGTTGGATATCATTTGCTTTATCACCAAAAATATTTGATCCTGATGTTATTACTGTAGACGAAGATTCAAATGTTTGTAATACAAAACTTGCTGTAGTTGCGGAAATACTAGTTAAACCTGTTAAAGTAGTAGCAGTAGCTCCTAAATCTATTTCTGTTGAACCTATAGTAACACTATCATTTGCTAATTTAGCGTTAGTAATATTACCATCGTGTACCGTGCCCGCTACGTCTGCAAATGAAGCTGTAGCTTGTGCACTTAAAGTAGTTGCCCTTGCAGCTACAGAAGCTGAAGTAGCAGTTACTGTTGGTGCTAATGCGTTTGCTCTTGTTGCTACGGAAGCGGTTACAGCAACAGTATCAGGTAATCCTAATGTTACTTTTACATCATTACTAACTTTTGTTACTGCTGTTGAAATTTCATTTGCAGTACCAAGAATTTGTAAATCATCCGCTGTTAAACTTACATCTTGTGTCCCCGAATCACCATCTACGGTTAAATTAGTTGCCAATCCTGTTAAACTTGATCCATCTCCTTGAAATGAACCACTAAATCCTACACTTGAAGATACTGCTCCACTAACAAATAAACTACCTGTTAAAGCACTACTTCCACTAACTCTAAATGCTGGGTTTGCGCTTCCAGTTACTAATAATGAACCTGAAATTTGACCTGAACCAGTAAATGGAAAACCTGCTACTCCTTCTAATCTTGATCCATCTCCCTCATATGAGCCACTAAAATGGCCACTTGCAGTTGTTACTAATAAAGTACTACCAGTAATATTTACTTTAGTTCCGGAATTTGGTTGTATTGCACCTACTTTTAATACACTCATGTATATAAATATTTATTATTCATTAAAAATTTTCTATTTTCAAAAATGATTCCGCAGTTACAGTAAATGTAACTCCTTCATTTACTGTTATATTGCCCAATAAACTATTAAAAGTACCTGCAGTAGTTGTAAAATCAGAAGTAAATGTGGCGGGATTACTAGAACCTATAACACTAATTCCAGTAAGACCTGAAGCATCACCACTATATGAACCTGTAAATGAACCTGTAAGTGAAGAACCAGTTATTTGGTTATCAACTGATAAAGAAGATAAAGTAGCATTAGAGCCACTAGTAATAAGTTTTTTCCAACTAGGCATTATAATTCATTATGGTTGGTTACAGGATTGCCTGCCCACTTCCCTTAAGGGCCAATAATATCCAATATAAATATTAAAATTAATGGGGAAGTAAAAAATATTTATTTATCCTCTTGTAAAGCCAAATAAGCCTCTTGTAATTTCCAAGTTAGTTTAAAAACTAATTCAATATCTTTCCCTTCAAATGATGAGTTTTTTATCATTTTTAAAAGACATCTTAATTCCGATTTATTTAATAGTAAATCCTGGGGTAATTCTGCATTATCAATTACTTTGCTTTTTCCCTCTTTTACTTCTATTTTACTTGCGATAAAACCCAAAACTATTTAAAATTTATTATGAAGAATAAACGTAAATTTCTCCATTGTCTGCTACAAATATATTTCCTTTTTTAGCATATTTAGCTATTGTATCAGTAGGATCGTTATCTCCACTACCACCTTCTACGACTGCGGCAACAAATGCTTCTGGAACTATAGTGTTTTGAGCGGGATCAAAAGATCCAGTAAAACCCCATCTAGTTACTGCTGAATCATAGGCAAGTGTTTCTGAATTTTTAGATCCAGATTGAATAACAGCTATACCTCCATCTCCCGCAGCATTTGAACCTGATGCTAATCTAATAAATCTATCTGCAACATCCAAATCAGTTGTATGTTGGAAAGAAGCTGTACCTTGTACTGTTAAATTCCTAGTAATTGTAGCATCTCTAGTAACTGTTAAATCTTGACCAATAGTAACATCATCAGGTAAACTAATTGTTGCTCTTATATCATTACCAGCTTTTGTAATAGCAGTTTCTATTTCATTTGCAGTACCTAATATTTGTAAATCATCAGTTTGTAAATCTACATCTTGTGTACCTGAATCACCATCTACAGTTAAAGTAGTAGCAATTCCTGATAAATTTGAACCATCACCTTGAAATGAACCACTAAATGATCCTGAACCTGCTCTAGCTAATGTGGATATATCAGCAAATGAAGCTGTACCAGCAGTTTGTGAAGCTGTTGTAGCACTATCTGCGAATGAAGCCGTTGCGGTTGAGCTTAATGTTGAAGCTTCATCAGCTATTGAGGCCGATACTGTAGTTAGTGCATGTGATGCCGTATTAGGTACATTTAATGCATGAGAAGCTGAAACTGCAAATGAAGCTGTTGTAGCACTATCTGCGAATGAAGCCGTTGCTGTTGGAGCTAAAGAATTTGCACGTAAAGCAACAGAGGATGTTTGAGAAGTTGTTGCAATAGAGGATGATTGAATCGAACCCGAAGCTACTACACCTGTTAATAATGAACCATCTCCTTTAAATGAACCCGTAAATGAACCTGTAACCGAACTTAGTTCTGCATTAGATCCTGATACAATTACTTTTTTCCAACTTGGCATTTATGTGATTTTTTATTCTATAATAAATATTAATCTCCGATGAATAGATTACTTCCACTATATAAAATACCACCCTCAACAGCAGTAGCATTTCCTTGATATTCTGATAATTGTAAAATTCCCTTATTATTTACTTTTAAATCACCATCTGGAGTTCCGACTTTTAAAGCATCTTCACTATTAGAAGAAGAAACTTCTAATTTAGCAGAAGCAGATGTTAATCCTATTCCAACCCTTTTTGAATCTTTGTGAATTAAAATTATTGATTCATTTGAAGCACCATCTATAAATTGTACGTTTTCAGTACTTCCTACAGTTTGTAATTTAATAGAACCAGTAACATCAAATCCATCACCTGTAAAAAATATTGACCCTGATGCAGGAACAATTCTTACATTCTTAGCCATCTACTTTGGATTTTAGTATTTCAACTTCTTCTTTTAATTCTTGAATACTTTTTATTAAAACAGATACTAATTTACTATATTTAATACCTTGTGTAGTTCCATCTGTATTTAAAGTTACAAACTCTGGATATATTAATTGTACTTCTTCAGCTATAAATCCTTTATCTTCTTCATTATTTTCTTTCCAAGTAAAATCTACAGGTCTTAAACTACAAATAGTATTTAATTGACTACCCATTTCCTCAATATCTTTTTTATATCTTAAAGCAGAAGTTTCTGTAATAGAAGTAGCACTTAACGATCCTGTTATTTGGATATCATCTGAAGTAGCATAAAATGATCCAGTTTCTGCAAATGGGCCTCCACCACCACCACCTAAACTACCTGTAGTATAAGATACTAACCCTGAAGATGTATTATAAGAAAGTATAGCAGGAAGATTATTATTTTGAACAATACCACTAGAAGAATGAATTAAAAGACTTGATGAAAATGTTACACCACCACTAACAAATAAACTACCTGTTACATTTGTGCTACCAGTAACACTAAGTGCAGGGATAAAAGGATTACTACTTGTTACATTTAAAGAAGTAGCTATTTTATTTGAAACAGATAATGATCCTGAAATTGATGCTGAACCTGTTATACTTGTACCTCCTTTTACGTCTAAAGCATTATTTGGGGTTGT